AACCGCTAAAGTAGTTATATAGCGCCGCTGCTTTTGTTGTCATGATAACTGCCATTCTTCCGCTGATACTTGGCTAAAGCTAAACGTGGCCACGTCCGGCGTTTGCTCGTCAGTACCATCTGAGGTCACTCGAAAGTACTTGCCATCGCTTAGGCGCTTCACTACGTCATGGAACTCAAGCGGGGCATTCTTGGCACTCGTAATCGTATATGTAGAACTCATGCCTTCATGCTCAGCCACTCGTGCGGCTGTGGTGCCATCATGGACAATTGCCGCATTAAATTCTACGGTTTCGGCCCACTCAGTTACAAACCCGCCTTCACCATCTGATGTGCGTGTCTTTTCGACTAAAACGCACGGCGTCATAAATTCCTCGAGTAGGCTCATTCGCTCACCTTCTTGAAGGCTCGTAATTGGCTCGCAAATGCGCCCTGCCATGTGCTTTTCGTGGCGTCCTTGGAGTAGCTATAGCCGCCAAAGCTTTCACTTGTAAATTCGTTCTCCGGGTGTGCTGAAACCCACTCGGCAATTTCGTTGGACAACTCGATTATTTCATTTGGGACAGCGAGCGCCCAAACATTGCCTTCGAAAGTCTCGTCAATCAGGTTCTCGGCTGGCCATTGGTGTAGGCCATCGTTGAACACTGAACCCGTAATGCGGAAGTATTGGCCATTCTGCAGCGGCTGGCAATCAATGCTGCCATCTGCAATCGTAAAGGTGTCGGTCTCGATTGAAACCGTAAACCAATTATGAATGTGTGTCAGTATCTTCTGCAGCATTGATTATCCAATCTTAAGCGGCGCTTGAAGCGGTGGCCTTAAACTTAGCAATTACAACCTTGGCGTCGTTCGTAAGGGCCACGCCGTAATACTTCGCGCCGGTGATGTCATGTTGCTGCTTCTTCGGGAACCATTCGGCGTCAACGCTTGTATCAGCCTTCAAGAAGATAGTAAGCGCTGGCAACTCGTCCTCTGTGTACTCGGTCTCGGCGCTGTCAGGCTGCAGCTTGATAATTGGGTTCAGATATGAGCCGCTCTTTAGCTGTACCTTCTTGGACTTCTTAATCCAGCACCCGGCAATCTTACCAATTGAGCCATTTACTGCCACGCCTGCGGTGAACTTGTCCGCGCTCAAGAAGTCGGGGTCAGTCAGCAATGCCTTCTCCTGCGCCGGGTGAATGAACATTACCTTTTCGATTCCGTCCTCTTCGTCCTCAAAGGCGCATACGGCTTCAACAATGCCGCTGTAATTGATAACGTCACTTGAGGTGACGGTGTTTGACGCTGTATAAACTGCGTCCATGAGGTCATTGTCTACCTTGCCTACGATTGACTTAGCAATTTGGGTTTCAGCCTGGCCTACCGGGTCGCCAAGGCCACTGTTGATTGATTCCTGAGTGAGACCCACGGACACCATTGCTTTTTTGATAGTAAACGTGGTGCTGGTGGCTGTGAGTTTGCGGGTTTCGACTTCCGCGCCTTCGGCTACGTCCTCAGCGTCGCCGATGAATTGCCAGCAAGGTACTGTCTTGGTGTCGCCTGGTACGCCTTGTAGTGTGGTGTCCACGGTTGCGTATGGTGTGATTTTCGCGAGTGCTTCAATTTTCGCGTCAATCATTTGCCCCATAACCTCAGGCAAAATTACATTTTGTTTTTGTGTGACTTCTGCTGCCATCTTTTAGCCTTTCATAATCTCGTTGAAAACTTCGGGGTTTTCCTCGTAAAGCCTTGCGCGTTCTTTGTAAGGCATCTTGAGGACTTGGTCTTTCGTGTAGCCTTGGTCATGCTCGGGTGGATTAGCAGTTTCAGCGCCTTTAGTTTCCTTGGTGCTGATAAAATCGGCCCAAGTCTCTTTGATTACTTCCTGCAGCTTTTCAGTGTCCACCAGCGCGCCATCTTTGACCTCAAGTGCGTTAAGGTCGGTCGCTTTAAGCACGGTCGCAAGGTATTTCTCATTAACGTTCGTGTCTTTAAGCAATTGCTCATATAACGTACTCTTTTCAGCTTTGAGCGCCTTTTCGGCTTCCGCCTTTTCGCGCTCCTTGTTTTCAGCGACTAGCGCTTCAAACTTTGCTTTGTAATCATCGGCTGGCTGCGCTTTCAATTCGTCAACTTCGGTCTGCAGTTCGTCCGCTTTAGCCGCTTTGGCTTTTAGGCTGTCGCGTTCAGCTTTCAAGTCGTCCACCATTTTGCTATGTTCTTCAATGATTTGTTCGATTTTCTCGTCCTCGATTGACATAGCTTTTAGCATTTTGCGAGTTAGGCTCACGATTCACTCCATTCTGTTGCGGCTCGGTGCTTTGAGCCATGACGCTTGCGGGTTCGGTGCTTTGAACCAAAACTTTTCTGGCTCGGTGCTTTGAGCCATAAAGACAACAAGCAGGGCGGTGCTTTGCCCTGCTCAAATTATACACTTCATATTTTGCTTGTAAATTAGCCGCCCAAATTGGCTCTTACGATTCTCTCGTATTCGGTAAGGTGCTTTGACGCGCTGTCTCTCAGAAAGTGAGCGCGGCCATTCTTGTGATGTGCTCTGTCGTTTGTCTCGACGTATTCGGCGTATTCGACATTCGAACCTACATAAACCGCCTTTTCTTCGCCGGTTTCGGCTTGATACGTAATTGAGTTCCTGAGCAAACCGGTGTCTACCGGGCATGCGGCCTTCGCGTAACCTTCGGCGGTCATACCAATTTGCTCAAGTGCCCGGGCAAGGCCTGCTGAAAGCTGCTGCAGGTAGTCTTTTGTATTATCCTCATTGATTACGATTCTTGCGCCTTCGTCTGCCATTCGTCGTCCTCGGTTTCTTCCAGCACGTCACCCATTGTGACCATGCCGCCAATATATTCGCCGTTTTCGTAAACTTCAAGTTCACCATCTCTGCTATAGCTAAACTCAATCATTATTGCTCCCTGATTAACAATTTGGTTCTGTTAAGTATCACGGTGTAGCTTCCGCTTGCACCGCGCCCTGACACGTTCATTGCGTCGTAACCTTTCGCTGCAGCATACGTTCCGACGTCCTCAATGTACTCTTCCGTGCTACCTGAGTGCTGCTTTAGGTACTCATTATGTTCCTTCTTTATCTCGTCGAAGTCGGCAATTTTAGCGCTCGGGTCAAGCGTCATTGTTTCAATGTAGGTGTACGTACCCTCACGCGCTTGATTGATGATTTCAGATTGCGTATTAAGCACTTTCATGTCGTTTCTGCTCAAAAGCTGCTTGGTGGCTTTTCGTTCTTCCGGCGTGGTTTCGGCAAGATGCGTTTTGACTTTAAGGTACGTTGAAACGGCTTTCCGTCTGTCAGAACCACCGGCTGCGTCATTCGCGTAATCCTCAATGAGTTTCAGCTTGTACTTCAGCGTGGTTTCTTTGCCGCCAAGCTTTTCGGCGCTTAGCAAGTGGTAGTGTGTCATTTCGTCCACCATGCCGCTCGAAATTATTCCTTCATAATTGGAAGCACAATACATGCCCTGGCCATACTGAGAACCGCCATTTGAGCAATCCACGTACCATGAGCCACGGTACAACATATCGCGATAGCTGTCGGCAATTTCTTTTGTGGTGGCTGAGTATGAACGCTGAGCGACGAACTTGCTTTTTTCGACGGCTGCGTCAAAGTCTGCAGCGGAAACAATTTTAGGGACACCGTCAAAACCTTGGGCGTGGATAACGTCTTGAATCTGAAACTCGAAGTCATTATTGCGCTTCCAGCTTGAAACAATGTCGCTACCTTCGGCAATTGTGCGCTTATTCGTCACTGCCTTGGCCGCGGTGGCTGCAGACTTCTTTCGTGCGTTCTTCCACTCGTCATAGCTTTGGCCTTTTAGCAATTCCGACGTTTCGTTTCGTATGCCAAGTAGGTTCTCGCGCTGTTCGTCGTTAAATACGGCAACGACGGTACACCGGCAATTGTATAGTTCTTCCGGGCGGCCATTCTGAGCGTCGCCCGGGTGCTCCATTTTGCATGAACCTACCTCGAACATTTCATCAACGCCTACGGTCTGGCCGTCGGCCACACGGTGGCTTGAGCGGGTTCTTCCGTCTACGGTGGCAAGCCACATCTTTTTGAACTCCAAACCTAGGCCCTGTGCGCGTTCGTATGACTTTTGGCGGCCTGAATTTTGCGCGCTGTTCAAGGCTGTGCGTGCGTTAGTTCGTGCGGCTGATGCACTCATGCCGGCTACGGACTGCAGACGTTTAGCCGCCTTGGTTACGCTTTCGCCTTGCAGCACGGATTGAGTAATTGCGCTGGTAACTGTCTGTTTATGCCAGCGCGTGGCTTTTTTGCCGTCAATCTCAAGTGTAGGTAGTAGGTTCGGCTCATTCTTGATTAGGTTCGTGACGGTTTGAGCGTCAGTCAGCGTATACATGGTATTAACGCCAGAACCTGTTTCAACTTGGTAGGTTCCAAAGTCCATGTTTTCGGCAAAGACGTTCGAAAGCGAGCCGTTTATCATTCCGGCTGCCATTTTGTCGGTATAAGTCAGCTGGTCAGCGTATGTGCTAATCATTTGCTTATACCACTTCTCGGTCTGCATGCTCCGGGTCATGTTTGCGTTAAATTGAGCCTTAGTAATCGTGCCTTCTTCCAGTAAAGCAAGCTGTTCTTGGCGCAAAGCTTCGTACTCGCGAAAGAACTCGGATTGCTTGGCCTGCAATTCTGAGTAGGCCTGCGAGTACGCTTCATTTATGCGCTTTTCAAGGCGTTCAATCTCGTCATCTGTGTAAGCGTGGCCGGCGTCCATTATTCGGTCTCGTCCTCAATCTCCGGCGCTTCTTCTTCCGGCTCAGGTTTCACATTAAACATGCTGTAGCTATTCGTTTCCTTGCGTTCCAGAATTTCGGAAACTTCCTCAGGCGTAATGTTCGGCAATTTGCGCAAGACGGTTTCCTCATCAAGCCATTGTGCTTCCTGAACCACTATTTGCACCTGTTCAAGTTGGTTACTGATTCGATTGCGTATGTAAATCGGCGTGTCCTCAATCTCGGCTAGGTCAAGCAGCTGCAGGATACATTCTG